CTCAGGGAGTGTGGGGAGCACTTGCTGCTGAAAGGTGTAATCAGTCATCGTGATACCAAGATCCATGCTGTACATCTGGAATTGGTCAGCATGTTGGCCTGCACCAGGAATGAGGGACTGTTCGGAACCAATTGCGGTGGAGCCACCAGTCACAGTCTCGGCATTTATTGGAGGACCTGCAGCAGTCGTCGAGGACGCAGAGGTTGATGTTTGTCCTGGTGAGAAGAGGCCTTGGTCAGCGCTAGGGGCAGAGGTCTCTCCCGCCTCAAAAGTCGTGACAGGCAGTGGTATGGTGTTGTCAATCAGTGCCTTGGTTGTAACCAGTCAGACTTGAATGAGGCATCAATCTCACTGAGGATGGTCTTCCATCTCCGGATCTTTTTGTTGTCAGAGGAAGTGTTCATCAGAGCATGGACCGTCTTTCCGTCAATGGATCCAATTCCAGTCAAAATGCATTTCAGCATTGCAGGGCTTCCGATGGCAGGCATGTATCTCACAGCGCCATCAAGCTTGAACTCCACCATCCCCCCTTCGGGGAGGTTAAGGATCTCATGGCTGAGGTCCTTCCTTATTGTGGAAAGAGGATTATCATTCCTCATCCAGTCCAAAACACGTCTATAGGCATCCATGGCGTGTTTCACAGGTTGTTTCTCGTTTGTGATTGTTCCGAAGAGCTTGAACTCTTTGATCGGGATTCTCTCAATCGATGCAAATTCCTGAATGGTCTTAGCATTTCGCACGGAGCTTGACAGCCTCTCACGGATGGCTTCGTTTCGTGCATCCCTGTCCTCTCTCCAGGAGGGGGCAGTAAATTCAACCCCTTTCTTTCTTGCCCAAATGGCGATTTCACCAGCGACCTTGGTGTAGATGGCATCACCATAGGGTACCAGTTCCTGGAGGTTCGCACTCATCTGTTCCACGATGGAAACAGGGTTCGTGTGCTTTGTATAGGAGAGCGCGCCGGCAATTGCCTCTGGCTTGAGGCGAGAGTGGAGGTACGCATCACCTTGAACCTTGACTGTCTTCCTTGAGAGGAAAGTGACCTCCTCCATCGTTGAACAGTCTTTCTCGTCTGAGTTTTTGGCTCCATTGGTAACTTCCATTCCAAACTCAGAAGCAAAGAAATCCTTCACATGTTGGAAAGGCATGCCGGGCCCCGAAGAGGAGGCAAGAAGGTCGTCACCACAACCGACAGTGCGGTATGCATCAGCAAAATCCATTGCGGAAAAATCACCCTCCTCACTATCATGCCAGCACAACGCAAACATGATGCGTGCACAGATAGCATCGATGAAGGATGTACCATCAATTCCAGAGGCCATCCCCCCAGATCTTGAGAGGAGGTCCTCCCCAATCAACATTGGGTCAAAGTTGATGTTCTCCGCGAAGACACTACAGGCCTTGCAAATTGAGTCATAGTCGGGGTTGTCTCGATAAAAATGGGCAATGTATTGCATGGCAGCCTCAATGATGAAGTGTGGGATTGTGAAATCAAATGATTTGAAATCATAGTCAAAGAAGTTTGTCCTCCCACCTTCGGTCATGTATGCCATGAGATCGTGCCACTCAGTGTATGGGTTCATCACAAGGGCATATGGGGTGCCTGGGGTCTGTGAGTTGAATCGGGAAACGACAGGTTGTATGATTCTCCTCATATTAATGAGGGTTGACAACCCGCCGTTCTGCACAACTCGTTTCTTCCAGAATTTTTCCTCCAATAGGAGCTCAGGCTTAAGTGTCGCAGTAGAAGGGAAAACTACTCCAATCCCTTTGTGGGCAAGTTTCCACTGTTTGTTGGTGAGATCACGCATGAATTGTCCACCCTCATCCTCTGTCCAGTTGAGGTTGCCCTCATCGTCCTCATGGAAGAACTGGGATTTCTGTCCCTTGGAGAAGAGTACAGAGGTGAGGGCTCCGGCACTCTTCTTGTGGATTTTGAGGGGCTCAACATTACTGGACCCATTGATGACAACAGATGTTTTGATGGGTTTGAGTCCAGAGATGCCATATTGGCATGAGTCATGCTCAGCCAGTAACCTAGCAACAACCATTGCCTTCTTGGATAGCCTGTGACCAGGCCTGTAGACATTTCCATCAGCAGCAGAAATCCTCGCATATGGCACGTGCTTCCGTCCCTTTGAGTCCAATGGGATCTTGTCTCCCTGTTGCTCAATGATTGTCTGGACATCCGGAACTGGCTTGCGTGTTGTGCGG